TTGGATACCCAACTTTGAAAGACGTTCTGCTCTCTTCCGACTGTCCTTAAAATTGCTATTGCCATGATCAATAATAATATCTCCTTCACCACAATATCGTAGTAACTCATTAATTGTCTCCTCTACTGTTTCAGCAGGAACTACCATCTGGAAAATTCCCGGTTGATTATTTGATTTAACTACTTTAACAAGATTTTCAATAGTAGTTGTAACGCCGTTAACATATCCACTTTCGTATGCTTGATTTGCTTTTTCATAATTTCTTCTATACCCCCAAACCTCTATTCCTGATTTCATCATGCGACGAGACATACCTTCGCCCATTCTTCCTAATCCGATTAATCCTACTTTCATAATTCAATAACCTGTAATTTAATTAATACTTACCTTCTGTACAATATTCTACTTTTTTATTTGGATAGTATGGATACTTTCCTTCTTGTGGTTTCATAAATCCACAACCAATTAACCAATCCATAGTCATTGGTGTTGGGCGAATTTGATCCCATAAAGGACCTTTCGCACACATCTCTAACTTTTCAAAAGTTACGTTCGATTGTTCTTCTGCCCAGTTTGCGTCTGCCTCCCAAGGAACAGCACGACTTTGCATCATTGATTCATATGTTAATCTAGTATTTTTCATTAACCATGCTGGAATTTCACTATCCTGATGAACTTGAGCCATGAAAGAAGTGTTTAATCCGCCACCCATGCAATCCTGAACAGTATGCCATCCCTCGTGACGAAGAGTTCCAAGAAATTCTCTAGGGTCTTTAAGGAGAGTTTCATTAATAAAAAATCTATTATAATTTGGTTTATATAGACCAACAGTTCTTGGGGTAAAATATCTTTCTGGAGAAATATAAACAGGGACTTCAAGTTTATTAAGAGCAGTTACGATTCTTATAATCTCTTCTCTAAATGGATCGAAGTCCTGATTTTTTAAAAACTCCGATTCTGCTGATAATTTTTCAATACCTTCCGTGCATTCTAAAAGTATCATACAACCCATTGCCTCTAAACTATAAGGTCTTACTGTAGGTTGTTTTGGTTCAAGTGATGAAGCAATTGCAGGAAATGTTAAGGTTAATGATAAACCTATTGCTGTGAGGATTTTTTTCATTCGTTCCATCCTTCTTCTTGCTTATGTATCCAGACTTTCAAATCTTTTACATACTTTCTCAATATCTGGGCCTGTTCTTCATGCCAAAAATCACCCGTCTCCATATGAAGACGGGTGTGATTGTCTATGGCTTTGAGTATGTTATGGATTGGAGCATTCCAACACTCCCTCTTTGGAGTGTTCCATTCTCTTGGCATGGGATTACAAGTGAGTGTATTTCATTATAACGAAAATAATCAATCTGACATTCGCCAGGACTAATTTCAACATATCCGACAATCATAAAAGCGATGAATTCCATCACTTCTTTTTACCACCATTCTTTGCTTTTTTAGCATTAGCATTACCAGAATTCTGCTTTTTGTTATTAGAAGATCCGGCACTGCCTGATGGTTTTTTGTTTTTTGATTTAGACATTATGCTCCTGTGCGTGGTTTTACAAATCCTTCACCATCTTCAACTTTTTCTTCAAGAGCTTCAACTCTTTCTTCCAAAGTTGTTGGTTCAGTTGCTACTGGTTCTGGGGGTGTCTCAACTACAACTTCCTCTCTACGTGGAAGTTCTTCCTTTTTTTCATCATCATCTCCACCCTTCTTCATTGTATTGATACCAAAGGTAGCAGCAGAAGCAGTAAAGACAGTTGCAATAAAAGTTGGGTCCATTTTAGATAGAGCACCAGCATAACTAGCAGTAAGAAGAGCAGCAGACCAACCCAAAATAGCAATACGAATAACAGTACTCATACACTTTTCCTTTTTGTTTGGTGTTTCCATTTGTTCCTTAGTTTGAGGTTAACCTTTTTTCCAAGCTTCACCTTCTGCTTTTCTTCTACGAGCAAGTCCTGCTTCTACATTTGAACCAGGATTTCTGTAGAGGTAAAGCGCATCGGGAACTAGATCCCACTCTTTATTCTTCAAGCGTTTAGTAATAGTATTAAAGTTATCGCCACCGTAAAAACCGGCACCAAGATTATAAGCAAAGCTGAGCAGAGCTCCCCTCTTTCCATCAGACATTTCTCCCCAATGTGGAATTTTACGAAGTGCTGGGAGAAACTCTTTTTTACATTGTTCAATTAAGAGTTCATCCGCTTCTTGTTGTGTAAGTGTATCACCAAGTTTGAAAGGTGATCCATCTTTTTTACGGGTAGAACCCCAACCAATAGTGATTGGAAGTCCACCAGTCAAAGGATCTGGGTATGCCTTGAGATGGCAACCTTCAAACTCTTTGATTAACTTGATGCCCATTTGTGGGACATCATCACCACCTGTTACAGAAGCGGGAGCTGCAACAGCGGCAGGGGCTGGTGCAGCACTAGTCTTTTTTCCTCTATAAATTTCTGCCCAGTCTACATTATCCTCAAGGAACTTGACTGGGAGGTTATCTTCCAACCACTGAACTGCTTTCACATGGTTGGGGTTCTTCTCGTCGTAAAATTTAAAAAAGTTGTGCAGATCAATTCTTGCCATTTTGTCCTCCTATATTTGGAAAATATATTTCGAATAATTCACTTGCTTCTTTATGTCGTCCTTGGTTTGTGAGTTTTTTCACTTCTTCCAGAATTTTCTTTTTAAACTCAGTCGAAGATCCTTCCCCACCCATCGTTTCCTCCTGGGCACCAGCGATGCTTAAGAACTGCTTTTGTATAAATGGTTTTCTTACCATTCGTCACAGGTCCAGTATAGTTATCATTGAGTGAACCATATGGATCATTGATATAATATCCTTTACCATCTGGTGTTTTACCGATGACTACACACATGTGTCCACCAGTTGGACTAGTTAAAGAACCTCTATGAAGGATACCGATAACAACTGGCTTTCCTCTATCAAGGCTCTTATCAATGTCCGAAAAAGAAAGATTATAACTAAAATGGGATTTAATACCGTATCCTGCAAGAACTTTTGTCTGTACAGCATGATCGGTAGTATCACCAATTGCAAATACCTTTTTAACATATTCATCGTCACCTTTAATCGATCCTGGCTTGAGGAACGCAAGACACATGGCGCACGATGAACTGTTACAAGTTCTATGAGCGTCTCTATAATTATCTACTTGATTGAAATAAGGAACATCTAGCACCGCTGGAGTTGGTGGTTTTGTTCTATACATTCCAATCCATTCTGTTTCAGAATCATCCAGAAACTCAGCAGGAAGATTATCCTCCAACCACTGAACTGCTGCTACGTGATTCGCATTAGCATCATCATAAAACTTAAAAAAGTTATGAAGATCTAGGGTCATTGGATATTACCTAAAACACTAAGATATTTATAAAAAAAGACCCCTTCGAAGGGGTCTTTTGATGTTGTTTTTAATATTAATCAAGAATTAAACTTATCAAGGAAATGTTGGTGCTGGATACTTTTTTTGAAGATACTCTGAATGAGATTTCAATTGTTCTGGTTTTGAGGTATCAATTAAATACTTCAAAACATTTTCTGGAGTTGTTTCCCCATAAGGATCATCTGAAGCATTATCAGATTTTCCGGGTTCAATAAACATTTTTTCAATATGCCCACCATCAATAACAGCTGCATATCTCCAAGATCTTTGCCCAAATCCAAGATTTGACTTTAGCACCAACTGATCCATTGCTCTAGTAAAATATGCGTTACCATCTGGAAGCATTTTTACATTTTGAATTCCTTGATCTTTAGCCCATGCATTCATAACAAATGCATCATTAACAGAAACGCAATAAATTTCTTCAATACCTAATGACTTAAACTCTTCGTACTTTTCTTCAAATCCAGGAAGTTGATAAGTAGAACAAGTTGGAGTGAATGCGCCAGGCAAAGAAAAAATTACATACGTTTTTTTAAACTCAAAAATATCTTTTGTAAAACGAGATACAAATTCTCCATTTTCCCTAAAAATAAGTTCGACATTAGGAACTAATGAAGTTTCTCCAATCACAGTTTTTACCATAATCAGAATACACCAGGAATGATTTGACCAGTTGTGAGATAAGCACCAACACCAGCAACGAAACCAATCATTGCTAGACGAGCATTGAGGATCTCTGCCTCAGGTGTGAATCCGAATTTCATTTTGTTTCTCCTTCGTAAGAATGTTTTTGTTTAAGTTCAGGATTTGGTTGAGAAGGAACTACAGGGTTCCTTGATTTGTTTTTGATTACAATGAAAGCATCATTTTGATAAGTCACCGTTCCAAATGGTTTTGCCCATTTTGGATTTGCATCTGGATGAGTTGCAGTTCCTGTTACTGCTACACCACCAATTTCAACTGATAGTTCATCATTGGCGTCCCATCCAAGAGTTTCAAGAGCAATTGCAAATTGCCCGAGCATTCCAGCAGTCATCAATAAGTCTCAGCAAGTTTCTCCACAGCATAACCCAAAGTCACAAAAAATGCAACAGCAGTAAGGGTCCAAATAACTTCAGTCATCAGAAGACACCGAAGAAAAGTTTACCTGTGAGAGCATAAGAAAGAGCACCAGCAATAATGCCGACCATAGCCCAGCGTCCATTATACATCTCCGTAGTTTGCATAGGGGTCATAAGACCTTTGCGATTATATTCTTGGTAAACCATTTGTGGTTCTTTAGCCCACATGTTTTGCTGACCCCGATCATTCGTTGTTACAGTCATAATTAGTTTTGTAAAGATTTACAACATTATATAGGAAAAAGAAAGGGGCGTCAAGCCCCCATGTGTATCAGATTTTACAGAATGATCAGAAACGGAAGGTAGTTTGAATTACACCACCGAAGTTAGAGGAGTTATCAGCAAGACGCTGGTT